GATAAGATAATTGTCAAGCCAGATGTTCGTGTTTTAAGCGAAGTGATTATTGTGAACAATAAAGAAGCTGAGAACATGGGAACAGTAGTAGCAGTAGGCCCTGGCAAAAAGCTTTCAGCAGATCGCAGAGAGCCTATGCCTATTGAAATTGGCACAAGAGTCCGCTTTGGCACTATGAATGATGACCCCAAAGAGGAATATTTAAAGTTCACGCCTGTAGTTCACAATGGCGAGAAATGTTTAATAATGAGCTGGCAAGACGTTTGCTGGGCAGAATAGGCAATTATGGCAACCAAACCTGGCTTATATGCCAATATCCACGCTAAACAAGAACGCATCAAACGTGAAAAGGCTGAAGGCAAGCCTGTAGAGAAGATGCGTAAGCCTGGCACTAAAGGTGCGCCAACAGCTAAAGCTTTTAAAGAATCTGCAAAGACTGCGAAGAAATAATGAAACACGACAAACCTATCCCACACAAGACTACAGGCAAAGGTAAGACCTACAACCCTACAGAAAAGGGTGCAGGCATGACAGCCAAGGGTAGAGCTGAATACAACGCTAAGAATGGTAGTAATCTCAAAGCACCAGCTCCAAATCCTAAGACTAAAAAGGATGAGGGTCGTAAGAAATCATTTTGTGCAAGAATGGAAGGCGTAGTTAAGAAAGCCAAAGGCCCAGCAGAACGAGCCAAGGCATCATTGAAAAACTGGAATTGTTAAGGGGGTAGCATGGATTACATTAAAACCAAATTAAAAGCGATTTGGGCGTGGGTGGAGAGCAAGATAGGCTCAGACCTTACCCAAGAAGAAATGGATCGTATTGTGCGTTTTAAGCAAGAAACAGCACCATGGCCATTTCCTGCGCCAGAAGTAAAAAAGCGCAGAACATTCCCTAAAAAGTTAGAGAAATTAAACAGTAAGACAGTAAAAACCATCATTAAGGAGAAGCAAGTGCCATTAAAGAAATCTACAAGCGCAAAAGCGTTCAAAGAGAACATCAAAACCGAAGTTAAGGCAGGTAAACCAGTTAAGCAGGCTGTTGCTATCGCTTACGCTGAAAAACGTGCTGCTGCTAAGAAACCAGCAAAGGCTAAGAAATGATCACTTTAACCATTCAACAAGTAAACGAATTGCTACAAGCATTAGGTAATATCCCTTATGTATATAGCAAACCATTAATTGATGGTATCAATCAGATTGCTCAACAACAAATGGCTGAAGCTGTTGTAAAAAAACAACAGTCAGAAGAAGTAAAAGAGCCTGATACATCACTCTCATAGTGTTGTAAAAAAACAACAAAATCAAGAAGATGGAAGAAAACACGAATAATTCAAGAGGTGGACAGCCTGGTAACAAAAACCAGAGCAAGAATAAGCCATTTCTAGATGCTATGCGTAGAGCTTTGGCTCAGAATCCACAGAAGATTGCCAGCATTGTTGATAAAGTGCTTGAGAAAGCAGAAGAAGGTGAATCTTGGGCTGTGAAAGAAGTAGCTGATCGTTTAGACGGCAAAGCAGTCCAAGCAACCACATTTGAAGATGCAGAAGGCAATTCATTGCTACAAGCTATTGAAGTCAGGTTTGTAAAGCCAAGTGAGTGAAATCACACCAGAAATTCGCCAAGCTGTTAGTGCAGTTGATTTTCCAATCAAGCTACAGTTTCTATTCGAGCCATCACGCTTTAAAGTGGCCTATGGTGGGCGAGGGTCTGGAAAATCTTGGGGATATGCCAGGGCTTTGCTTGTAATAGGTGTTAAAAAAACAATTAGAGTTCTTTGTGCTCGTGAGTTTCAAAATTCTATTGCTCAATCTGTTCATAGATTATTGGCAGACCAAATCATAGCTATGAAACTAGAGTCATTTTATGAAGTGACTCAAAACCAAATTAGAGGCAAAAATGGCACAGAATTTAACTTTGTAGGCTTAAAAAACAATCCAGCAAATATAAAATCTTATGAGGGAAGCACTCACGTTTGGATAGAAGAAGCGCAAACCGTAAGTGATCGAAGTCTTGAAATTCTTATTCCTACAATAAGAACGCCTGATTCAGAAATATGGATTACATTCAATCCTGAGCTAGAAACTGACCCTGTATATCAGCGATATGTATTAAATCCACCTGATAACTGCAAAACAGTCAAAGTTAACTGGCAAGACAATCCTTGGTTTCCTGATGTTTTAAGACTTGAAAAAGATGCTCTTTTTAGTAGAGATAGGCAAGCTTACAACACAGTTTGGGAAGGTTTATGCCGTCAGACGGTAGATGGTGCTATCTTTGCTAAAGAAATGACAATGGCAGAACTTGACGGAAGGTTAACAAATGTTCCATACGATCCAATTAAGCCTGTTCACGCTGTATTTGATTTGGGCTGGGCAGATGCTACTGCTATTTGGTTTGTTCAGTTTATTAGCCAGGAAGTCAGACTAATCCGTTACTACGAGAACACTCAGCAGACAATCGCTCATTATCTTGCTAAAATACAGTCCTATGGATACGTTATCGACACTTTGTGGCTACCTCATGATGCAGGGAATAAAACTCTATCTAGTAACGGTAGAAGCATCGAAGAAATCGTTAGAGCTGCGGGATACAATACTAGAGTCATTGAAAGAACCCCGATAGCAGACTCAATCAACGCTGCACGAATGATGTTCAATAAGTGCTGGTTTGATCGCAATAACACTCACGATGGTCTGCAATGCTTACGTCACTATCGCTATGACGTTGATCCTGACACTAAGCAGTTCAGCCAAAAGCCATTGCATGACAACTACAGCCACGGTGCAGATGCTTTCCGTTACATCGGCTTGATGGTGAACGAACCAAGAAAAGCACCTAAACAACCAAAAACTTATCAACTACCTAGCTCATGGATGGGCTAAAATGTGTAGTAAAAACACAACAAATGTCTTAAAATCGGGCAAAGAATAAGGAATCTTATGGCATACGATAGAGTTGCAGACGAACAATCAGATGGCAGAATAGAAGAAGCCAAGCAGTTTTTACGACTGTGTAATGACTCTGACAGCAACAATCGTGCTGAAGCTCTTGACGATGTGCGCTTTGCAGCAGGCGATCAATGGCCTGTAGATGTGCAAAATAGCCGTGTATTAGAAGCTCGCCCATGCCTGACAATCAATAAGCTAGATGCTTATATTCGTCAAATCTGCAATCAACAACGCCAGCAACGCCCACGCATTAAAGTGCATGGCATGAACAATGAGTCAGATGCAAAAGTAGCTGAGATCATTACAGGCATTACACGTCACATCGAGAATCAATCTGATGCTGACCAGGCTTATGACCATGCTTTTGAGTATTGCGTGAAGATGGGCTGGGGTTACTGGCGTGTTACTACAGACTATGTAAGGGATGACAGCTTTGACCAAGAAATCTACATTAAGCGTATTGAAAACCCTTTTACTGTGTATTTTGACCCTAATAGCGTTCAGCCCGATGGTAGTGATGCTGAAAAATGCTTGGTTACAACCGTTGTCAGTAAAGCTGTGTTCAAGACAATGTATCCAGATGCAGAATCTGAGCAAGGATTTTCCAGTCGAGGAACGGGAGATACGGAATCGGAATGGGTCACAAAGGAAGATATACGCATAGCTGAATATTTCTACACAGAGCGCACAAAAGAGATGCTGTTACAGCTCTCAGATGGCACAACAGGCTTTAGCGATGAAATCCCTAAAAAAGAAGTATTAGAAGCTGCTGGCATTACTGTCGTAGATAAGCGTGAAACTTGGCGCAAAAAGATTAAATGGTGCAAGCTAACAGCTATGCAAATCCTTGAAGAAGGCGAATGGGCTGGCAAATACATTCCTATTGTGCCAGTTTACGGTCAAGAAGTGCGTGTTGACGATAAGCACAAGAAGTTTGGTCTTGTTCGTATGGCTAAAGACCCACAGCGTATGTATAACTACTGGTCAACTGCTCTTACTGAATCTGTTGCACTTGCACCTAAAGCTAAATGGCTCTTAGCAGAAGGTCAAGACGAAGGTCATGAAAACGAATGGGCAATGGCTAACATCAAAGCTATGCCTGTATTACGTTACAAGCAAACTGACATTGAGGGCAGACCAGCTCCAGCTCCTACACGCTTACAGCCAGAACCACCACCATCAGGCATCGTTACTGCATTGCAAGGCTTAAATGGCGATTTACAAGCTGTTGTAGGTATTTTTGATCCTAGCCAGTTGCCACAAGGCAATATGTCAGGCAAAGCATTGCAAGGTCAGCAAATGCAAGTGGATATGACCAATTTCCACTATTACGACAACTTAACTCGTTCTATTCGTCATACAGGTCGCATCATTCTTGATTTGATTCCTAAGATTTATGACAGAGAGCGTGTCATGCGTATTATTGGCGATGACGGCAAGCCTGAGATGGTTACTATCAATCAGCAAGGTCAAGACGATCAAGGCGTAGCTAAAGTGCTAAATGACGTTACTGTTGGTGAATATGACGTAGTAATGGAAACAGGCCCTGGCTACAACTCTAAACGTCAAGAAGCTGTCGATTCAATGGTTCAGATGTTGTCAGTTGATCCTAACTTAATGCAACAAGCAGGCGATTTGATCTTTAGAAATATGGATTTCCCTGGTGCAGAAGTCATTGCTGATCGTCTTGCAGCAGTTAACCCTATGGCGCAAATTGACGATAAGTCACCAATCCCACCACAAGTTCAAATGCAGTTGGCTAATGCACAGCAACAAATTCAACAGCTACAACAAGCTCTGCAATCTGAACAAATGGACAAGAAATATCGTGCAACTGTTCAACAACAAGTTCAACAGGCTGAAACAGAGCGTGAAATGATGCGTTTGAAAGTTAAACGTGAAGATGTTATGACACGCACAGACACACAAGCTCACGACACAGTTATTAAGACTCAAACTCAGCTTGAAATTGAGCAACTAAAAGCGCAATTAGCTTTGGTTTTGGCTCAAATGAATAAAACTACTAGTAAAGAAGCAGAAGCAGAAGCTGTTGAACGAGCTATTTAATGTTGTAAAATGGCAACTGTTGTGTTAAAACAACAAAGTAATACCTACCTGTGGGTTCACAGGGTTAATTCTTGAGGGAATCTCATGTCAGAAGCAGAAGTAGTAAGAACAGCATCAAATGTAGTAACAAGTGAAAATTTAGCTGATTTCCATGCTGAAAAATTAGGTTTAGCTAGTGATGAAGCTCCTGTTGAGGCTGCGCCAGTTGAGGAAACTCCTGACACAGAGCCAGCAGTTGAAGCTCAAGCTGAGAGTGAACCAGAGGCAGAAGAAGAAGCGGAAGTAACAGACAAGCCTAAACAAAATCCCAAACTTGAAAAGCGTTTTTCTGAGCTTACTAAGCGAGCCAAACAAGCTGAGGCAGAAAAGCAAGCATTAGAAGCACGTTTACAAGAACTTGAAAGCAAAGTAGCCCCACAAGCCTCTATTCAAGAACCTGATGTATTGGGTGAAAAACCCCAAGCCAGCCAGTTTCAAGATGCTTTTGAATATGCAGAAGCATTAGCTGAATGGAGCGCAGAAAGGGCATTAATTGAGCGTGATAAAGCAGAACAGCAACGCAAAATCGAAGAACAGAGAAACGAAGTAATCAAGTCGTGGACTCAAAAACTCGAAGCTGCTAAAGCTGAATTGCCTGATTTTGACGATATGGTAGCTTCTAGCCAAGTGCAAGTGCGTGATGAAGTGCGTGATGCAATACTAGAATCAGATGTAGGCCCACAAATCCTATATCACCTGGCATCAGATGACGATTATGCTCAGAAATTGGCAGCAATGCCTACTAATAAAGCACTCAAAGAATTAGGGAAATTGGAAGTTCAGTTTGAGCGTAAAGAAGCTCAGGCTGAAGTCAAAAGCGAACCTGTTGCTCGTAGTAAAGCTCCAGCACCTATTAAGCCCCTTACAGCAGGAAAAGGAACGTCTGACGTATTAGTTGACACAAATGGTCAATTTCACGGCACATACGCTCAATGGAAAGCTGCAAGACAAGCTAAGAGGATTCGCTGAAATACCCATTTAAATATACATAAAGGAAATAATCATGGCAAATAATTTGCTAACCATTTCCAAGATCACTAACGAAGCATTGATGGTCTTGGAAAACGAATTAACATTTACAAGTGAAGTTGATAGAAATTACGATGACCAATTTGCCGTTAAAGTAACAGCGGCTATTTACCACTAAGTGTAAATAGAAAATTCTCTCTGATTGACTTGGAAGCCTAGAAGTGGGCGACAGGGCGCAAGCAAGACAACTGTGCAGCGTGAACGACTAAGTGAGAGAACCCGAGAGGGATGCGATAGTCTGAACAGAGCCATAACCAAAAGAAAGCTCTGAGGGTAAGTCGAAGAACATACCCCGCCCGAAAGGGTCAGTAAGCGAAAGCCGAAAGTAACAGAATGTGTTGGTGGTAAGATCGGTAACACTGTTAACGTGCGTAAGCCAGGCCGTTTCATCGGCACAACTGGCCCAGCATTGAACGTAGAAGATTTCAATGAAACTTCAGTTCCTGTAACCCTCAGCACTCAATTCCACGTTGATACTCAGTTCACAACTCAAGACCTAGCTTTATCTCTCGATATGTTCTCTGATCGAGTATTGAAGCCTGCGGTGGCGGCTATTGCTAATAAAATCGACCGTGATGGCACATTGCAAGCTGCTAACAACACAGCAAACATCGTAGGAACTGCTGGTACTCCCCCAACTGGTTTGATCACTTACTTGACCGCTGCTGCTTACCTTGATTCTGAAGGCGCACCTCGTGATGGCCGTCGTTCTTGCATCGTTGAGCCATTCACATCTGCAACTATCGTTGACAGCTTGAAAGGTTTGTTCGTTCCACAAGAAGCTATTGGCGAACAGTATCGTAAAGGTTTGATGGGTCGTGACTCTGCTGGTATGAACTGGAAGATGGATCAGAACGTGGTAGCACACACATTCGGTTCTTTTGCTGGCTCTGCTACTGTTAACACATCTACTGCTGCTGGTTTCTTGACAAGCGGTTGGGCTGCTTCTAGCACAATCACTTTGACTTTGACTTCTGGTGTTTCATTGAACCAAGGTGATACATTCACAATCGCTGGCGTTTATGCAGTTAACCCACAGAACCGTCAAGCTTACGGCTCTAACAAGTTGCGTAACTTTGTTGTAAACCAAGCTGTTTCTGGCTCTGGTGGCACAATCCAAGTTAACGTATCTCCTGCTGTTATTACTGCTGGTCAGTTCCAGAACGTATCTATCCCTACAACCAATGCAACTGCTGCTGTGACATTCTTCAACAGCTCTGGCACAGTTTCCCCACAAAACATCATCATGCATCGCAATGCGTTTTGCCTTGCGGTAGCTGATTTAGAGCTGCCAGAGGGTGTTCACTTTGCAGGTCGTGCAAGCGACAAGGAAATCGGTCTGTCAATGCGTGTAGTTCGTCAATACACCATTAACAACGACTCTATTCCTACTCGTTTAGACGTTCTGTATGGTTGGGCTAACTTGTATCCTGAACTCGCTTGCCGTGTTGCAGCTTAATTTTTAACGGATAAAGGAAAATAATCATGGCAAATCCAGGACCAGCAGTAACAACATCGATTCACCCACAGCTATTAGGCTCTAACCAAGCATTGCGTTTGATCGCAACTGCTCAAGCAGTTAGCCTATCTAATACTGGTGATACCGCAGTAAACGTAATTGACGTTACCAACTATGTTCCAGTTTCAGTTATTACAGCTAACGCTAATAACGCTGGTGCAGCAGTTTCTAGCATCTCTAGCATTTACTTAGGTGTTTACACAGCATTAGCACAAGGTGGTACAGCAGTTTATACAAAAGCTGCTTTGGCAACCAACACAACCACAGCAAACGCTTCTGTTGTGGCTGCTACGTTGACCGCAAGTGCAACAAACGCTCAAACTTTGTATGTAAACGTATCTTCCGCTACCGCAACTGGTACGATTGATGTTTATGTATATGGTTACGACTTGTCAGCACAGTAATTTGTTGTAAAATTAAAGCCCACCCCCTAAAAAGGGTGGGTTTTTTACTAAGGGGAATTAATGAAAAAAGTAATGATCGGTATGCCTTGCTATTCAAGTAAGGTTCATTTCCAAACAATGCGCTCACTTTTGCTAGATGCAGTCAATATTATTGGGCGTGGCGATAAATTTAGCATGGCAGAAGATTTAGGCAATAGCGATATTGCAGGATCACGAGGCGCATTATTTGGCGTTTTTGCTCGTTCTGAGTGCGATACGCTTGTATTTATTGATGACGATGTATTTTGGGAGCCAGGCGCATTAATTCAGCTTATTGACTACCCTGTAGATGTAGTTGGGGGCATTTACCCTAAAAAACAAGACCCTTTAGCTTGGCCGTTCAAAATAGCTGAAAAAGAAGAATACCCTGTTGATCCAGAAACAGGTCTTTTAGAAGTCTTAGGCTTGCCAGGTGGCTTTTTGAAGATTAGCAAAAACTGCGCTCAAAAGATGATTGAAGCTTACCCACGTCAAACATTGCGTAGCACAAGCGAACATACTCAGTTTTGGCCATTATTTGACCCTTACGAAATGCCTGATGGCAATCGTTTAAGCGAAGATTTTAGCTTTTGCCAAAGATGGATTGATATTGGTGGCAAAGTATGGGCAAATCTTGAATTTGAGCTAGGTCACATTGGCTATAAAACTTACAAAGGAAGTTGCGGAAAACACTTGAGAGAAGCAGAAAACAATGTAAAATAGTTGTAGATTTACAACACACCCCTTTGCAAAGGAAAAAATATGTCTAGCACTACCATCACTCGTGGCAATTCTCACGAAACTTTTTATATTACCCCATCTATTACCCCTGCTGCTGTAGCTGCAAATATCTCTGCTGCTCAGACTTTTAGCGTTGCAGGTTTGCAAACTACTGATATTGTGCTAGTTCAAGGCTATAACGGCACACAAACAGCAGGCATTGTTATTGCTGAAGCTGATTGCTTAACTGCTGGCGTATTGTCAGTTCAGTTTGCTAACGTAACTACTGCATCTGCTACCCCTGCTTCTGGCGCATATACAGTTCAGATTACTCGTTTAGAAGGCCCAGCACCTACTACTGCTGTTTAAGGATAAATCATGGCTAACGTATCAGCATATCGTTTTGTAGGCCCTACAACGGCTATTAGCGTTAGTGGCACTTCTTCAACTTCTGTAACTATCGTTCCTAACGGCAACGATCAGCCTAACTTTTGTGGGTTTTTAAATACTGGCGCAAATCCTGTAGCTATTACGATTGCTCCTGCTATTGCAGGCACAACGACTACAGCTCCTGCTGCCGTATTGCCCACAGGTGGTAACACCAGCCAATCATTTGTTTTGGGCGTAGCAATGTCCCAACCTACTGTGATTGCTGTTCCACCTAGTTTTGCAGTTACAGCGATTGGAACAAGTGGCACACTATATGTAATGCCTATGGTAGATCAAAACTAAGGAATCAATATGTCAAATCCAGGCGTTGCAAGTAGCTCAGTAATCAATTTATTGCCAGTTCAAGCTGAATATGATGCCAACGGCAACTGTTTAGGTTTATACGGTCAAGGTGGCAATCCATTACAGACACCAGTAAATGCTAGCAGTTTAGCTGTTGAAGGCAATTTAGTAATTTCAGGTGCTAGCCCTACTTTAGGTTCAGGTTGGGGAACCAGCCCTACTATTCTTGCTAACAATACTTTTTGCTTTAAAGTAACAGTCGGCACAGGTGGCGCAGCTAACGGAACTATTAATCTTCCTACAGCCCCTAATGGTTGGCTAGGTTTTGCTGCTGATGTAACAAGCGGTAATGCTGTATTTTTGCAATTAACAGGAAGCACAGCAACTTCAGTTACATTCACTAGCTATTCTGTTACAACAGGTGCTGCTGCTAATATGTCTGCTGGAGATGTAGTTTTAGTTAACTGTATTGCCTATTAAAGGATAGTTATGGCTACAGGCCCAGCTTTAACACAGGATCAGAATTTACTACCTGTTCAGGCTTACTTTAACTTAGATGGAAGTTTTAATACTTTCATTGGTCAAGGTCAGCCATTTTATGCTTCTATTAACCCAAGTCAATCTGGGCTTAATATTACTAATAGCACTATTAATAGCACTACTATTGGTGCTACAACACCTTCTACAGGTGCTTTTACAAGCATTAGCACGACAACAGGAACAATTAGCTCAAACGCTTCTAATCCTACTGACATTGTCAATTATTTAACATTGCAATCTTATGCAGCAGGAATTAGCTGGAAAAACCCTGTAACCGTTGCGACATTGACAAATATTACATTGTCAGGGACACAAACCATTGATGGTGTAGCAGTAGTTGCAGGCAATACAGTATTAGTTAAAAACCAATCAGATAATACAAAAAATGGTATTTACCAAGTAAATACTGGCGCATGGACTTATGCAACTGGTTCTACTACATGGGCGCAATATGTCAGCGCATTGGTATTTATAGAATACGGAACTCAAGCAGGATCAGCATGGTATTGCACAGCACAACCAGGTGGCACACTTGGCACAACTGCAATGACTTGGAGTAATTTTAGCGTTTCTACAAGCTATTCTGCTGGCACAGGTTTAACTCTTACAGGCTATACATTTAGCATTACTAATACAGGAGTGGCTGCATCTACCTATGGTTCTGCTACTGCTACCCCTGTTTTTGCTGTAAACGCTCAAGGTCAAATCACTAGCGTTACAAATACAACAATTACACCTGCCATTGGGTCTGTAACAGGATTAGGCACAGGAATGACAACATTCTTGCAAACGCCTACATCTGCCAATTTAGCAGCAACAGTAACTGACGAAACAGGTTCTGGAGCTTTAGTATTCGCTACTAGCCCTACTTTAGTTACTCCTGCTTTAGGAACGCCTGCAAGCGCAGTTTTAACAAACGCTACAGGCTTGCCTTTATCAACAGGCGTAACAGGCACACTTCCTATTGCTAATGGTGGCACAGGCCAAATAACTGCTTCTGCTGCGTTTAATGCTTTAAGCCCTGTTACTTCAACAGGCGATTTAATTTTAGGAAATGGTGTTAATAGCGCAACTCGTTTAGGCATTGGCACAAACGGTTATGTATTAACATCAAACGGAACAACAGCATCATGGTCAGCATTGCCAAGTAACGTAACATCATTTAGCGCAGGAACTACAGGATTTACGCCAAATACAGCAACAACTGGCGCAGTAACGCTGTCAGGCACATTAAACGTAGCAAATGGTGGAACAGGCGTTGCAACTCTTACTGGTCTTGCTTATGGCAATGGCACAAGTGCATTTACTGCTGCAACTGCCTCTCAAGTAGTTTCTGTTATTGGTTCAACTGCTGTTACTAATGCAACTAATGCTACAAATATTGCAACTACAGGAGCTTCTAGCTCTGCAAGTGCCTTTTATCTTGGATTTGTAGCTTCTAATACATCAGGAAATCAAGCCCTTACAACTACTGCTGCACTTAATTTTGTGCCTTCAACAGGAGTTTTATCGGCAACTAGCTTTACTGGCGCAGGAACAGGATTAACAGGAACAGCATCAAGCTTATCTATTGGTGGAAATGCTGCAACTGCAACTAGCGCAACTTCAGCTACAACTGCAACAACTGCAACAAACGCTACAAATACTGCAATTACAGACAATACAAGCTCAAGTGCAACTTGGTATCCAACCATTGTTTCAACTAATACTGGTAATTTGCCACAAACAACTAGCTCAACAAAGCTATCTTTTGTGCCTAATACAGGCGTATTAACTGCAACAGGATTTAGTGGTTCAGGAGCTTCTTTAACATCATTAAGCGCATCAAACATTAGTGCTGGAACATTAGCTATTGCTTATGGTGGCACTAATGGCTCTGCAACCCCTACTGCTGGCGCAGTTCCTTATGGAACAGGAACAGCTTATGCGTTCACTTCTGCTGGCACAAGCGGTCAATATTTGCAATCTAATGGTTCTAGTGCGCCTACTTGGGTTACACCTTCTAGCGGTGCAGTAGTTCAGGTTAAACAAGCACAAACAAATACACAACAATCAATTAGTGGTGGAACTTTTACAGATTTAACCAATTTAACAGTAAACATAACCCCAACATCATCAAGCAATAAAATTTTAGTAATGGTGAATTGCTGGTTAAGCTGTAACGGTAATACTTATGATGTTTATTCTCGATTATTGCGTAATGGAACTGTAATTGGCACAGGTTCAAACGATACCGCTGGATATGCTGGAAATGCTGGTTATCGTGTTTTAAGCGATGGGCAAGCAACCTATAGCATTTACCAAAATGGATTTATTTGGACAGATTCACCAGCTTCAACTTCAACTCTTACATACAAAGTTCAAGCAAATTCAAATGGTTCAGGATGCACTTTTAACTACAGCGCAAGTGGTGGTTATTTTTATATGTATTCAACTATTACTGTAATGGAAGTTACACCATAATGATATATTTAGCACAAGCAATTTATAGTTTATACACAAATGCAACTAATATTATTAATTCAACAGATATAAATACTGTTGAAGTATATGATGCAAATAACAATTTAATTGCTATTGATAAAACTGCTGTTACTGCAAAAAATGATGAATTAGCTGCACAAGCACTATTAAATAATTGCAAAAAACAAGCATCAGAATTGCTTTATGCAACAGATTGGACAACTATTCCTGACATTACAAATACTGCAAATAATCCTTATTTAACTAATCAAGCGGAATTTATTGCTTATCGAAATACAGTAAGGGGATTGGCAGTAAATCCAGTAGCTAATCCTACTTTTCCAACAGTTCCAACTGCTCAATGGTCTGCATGATTACTTACACTTGGAAGCTTCTTCAAATGTTTATAGATAGTGATGAAATTTGTGTTCATTACAATCTAAAAGCAGAAGATGGCGATAACTTTGTTGATACAGAAGGTTATCACACATTTAGCAAATCTGTCATAGATGTGCCATTAGAAGAAGCAAGAGAGCAAAATATCATTGCATGGCTTGATAAAGATACAGCTCAAGATGACGTAAATCTAATAAAATTAAACCTAGAAAAACAGCTTTTAGAGTTAAAAAAAGAAACAAAAGTTGGTTTGCCTTGGTTAGCTAATACATTTAAGGTTCAAATATGACCACTCCGTATGACATCATTTCTCGTGCATTAAAAGACATAGGCGCATTAGAGGCTGGTGAAAGCCCGAGCGCAGATGCAGCGCAAGATGCGTTTGATATGCTCAATGACCTTGTAGATCAATGGTCAAACGAAGAAATGATGGTTTATTACAAGAATGAAATTGTTTTTCCTATTGTTGCAGGTCAGACTCAATATACGATTGGCCCTGGCGGTCAAATTGGCGCAATCATTACAGGCTCGATCTCAGGCACAGTTTTAACAGTTACAGGCATTAGCTCTGGCGCAATCTGCGTAGGGCAAACCCTTAGTGGCTCAGGCATAGCATCAGGCACAAAGATTGTCGCAATGCTCACAGGAGCTGGTAATAACGTCAACGAAGCAGGCACATATCGTCTAAACATTAGCCAGACTGTAGCTTCTGAAACTATCAATCTTTATTATCAACGCCCATTAAGCATTGATTCAGCGTTTGTTCGTATTAACACCAACTCTAACGGTGTTCCTATTGTCAACGGTGGTTTGGACTATCCAATCGCTGTTTTGGCAGTAGAAGAATACGAAATGATTGGTTTAAAGACTTTGAATGGCCCTTGGCCAAAAGCTTTGTATTACCAGCCAAGCGAAACATTAGGCAACATCTATGTATGGCCTAATCCTTCACAAGGCGAAATGCACATATTTACTGATAATTTGTTTCAAAATTACGGTTCTTTATATGACAGCATAATCTTGCCACAAGGCTACACAATGGCTCTTAGATGGTGTTTGGCAGAGCGTTTAATGCCGATGTATGGCAAAGCTTCACCTACCCAAATTGGCATGATTAACGCTTATGCTGCACAAGCTAAAGCGACTGTAAAACGCATTAATATGAAACCTGTTCAATCTGCTCGTTTTGCTGATGCTATGCTTGCAAGCCGTCAAAAAGATGCTGGTTGGATTCTATCTGGTGGATTCTTTAGATAATGGCAGATTTTGGCTTTGTTGGCGCATCTTATGTCGCTCCTAGCATCTATCAAGATGATCAAGAGTGCATCAATTTTAGACCTGAAATTGACCCTGCTAAAGGTCAGGGAGCAAGAGGCGTTGTTGCTTTATATCCTACTCCTGGTCTTACTAACGTAGTCACACTTCAAAACGCTCAAGCAGTTCGTGGCATGAGAACTGTAAGCGGTGGAAACTATTGCGTTGCAGTATGTGGGCCATACGTTTATGTATTGAACTCTACTTTTACCCCTACCATTATTGGTCAATTAAATACTTCAACAGGGCAAGTAGGCATTACAGATAACGGTCAAAACGTCTATATTGTTGACGGTTCAAATCGTTATACATGGCGCATTTCTAACCCATCTGCTGCTGTATTTCAAGGCACAATTTCAGGCACAACTTTGACAGTAACTCGTGTTATTTCAGGCACAATCGCTGCAAATCAAGCATTGTTTGGCATTGGAATTACTAACGAAACAGTAATTGTTAGCGGATCAGGATCAACTTGGACTATTAATCAAAGCCATACCATTTCTTCTGCTATTCAAATGAATTCAGCAACAGTAGCTGGCGTAATAACAGCAAGCATTTCTACATCTACATTAACTGTTACAGCCGTTTCAAGCGGAACAATTTATCCTGGTCAAACTGTTCAAGGAACAGGAGTTACTGCAAATACTGTAATTACAGCTTTAGGATCAGGAACTGTGCTAAGTCAGTCTATTGCTACAGCAGGCACAGGATACGCTGTAAATGACACCATAACGGTCTTAGGCGGTGTTTATGGGTCAAGCCCAGCTACTTATGTAGTAACTGCAATCGGTGGCTCTGGGGCTGTTTCTACGCTTTCTCAGACATTTGCTGGAGCATACACTTCTACACCCACAAATCCAGCTTCTACATCAACAAATGGTAGCGGATCAGGGTTAACCCTCAATCTGACATTTGGAACAGGAACAGGCAATACAGGCAATTATGTTTTAAGCGGATCACAAACTGTTGGCTCAGAAACTATGTATTTGCTTAACTTTAGCGTTTTGCCTAGTTCTGATGGTGCATTTAGTGGAGCTTCTGTAGTAGATATTGTTGATAATTACTTTGTATATAACAAACCTAATACCCAGCAATGGGCAGCATCTAATATTCTTAGCCCAATTACTTATGGTCTAAGCTATGCAAGTAAGTTTACAGGCCCTGACAATCTAGTTTCTTTAGTTTGTGATCACGGTCAAGTTTATCTTTTGGGCGAATCAACAAGCGAAGTCTGGGCAGATCAAGGCACATTCCCATTCCCATTTCAGCGTATTCCTGGCTCATCAAGTCAACATGGTATAGCTGCGCCATTTTCTATTTCAAGATTAGGCAATAGCTTTGCTTATGTAGCTAAGAACAATCGTGGTCAAGCTGAAATCGTAGCAATGAATGGATATTTCCCACAAAGAATATCTACACACGCTGTAGAAAATACGCTTGTAAATCAAAAAATATCTGATGCCATTGCTTATACTTATCAGCTAGAAGGTCACGAATGTTATGTTGTGACATTTCCAAGCCTTGATATTACTTGGGTTTACGACATAGCCACTCAACTTTGGCACAAATGGTTATGGACAGATAGCCAAAATAACTATCATCGTCATCGCTCAAATTGCTCTGCGTTCTTTCAAAACGTAGTTTTAGTAGGCGATTATCAAAATGGTCAGATTTACCAATTAGACCCTAATAATTACACAGATAATGGCGATGCTATACGCAGATTGCGTAGATGCCCTCATTTAGTATCAGATTTTCAACGTCAATACTTTGACGAATTACAAATTCAGTTCCAGCCAGGCGTAGGTTTAGAAGGTATTACTGATCCACCTTTGAACTTGGAAACTGTAGGCGCAAACCCACAGGCTATGTTGCGTTGGTCATCAGACGGTGGCTCAACATGGTCAAATGAGCATTGGTCACAAATTGGTAAAGTTGGTAAATACAAAAATCGTATTATTTGGCGCAGATTAGGCTGGGCAAGGGATCGTGTTTACGAAGTTGTTGTGACTGATCCTATTTTTGCTTGTATAGTGTCTGCTAACTTAAAAGCAAGCGCAGGGGAAAACTAATGGCTACTCAAGGTTTATGGGGAAATAATCAGTCTAATTCCTATCCAAATACACCTGTTCTTGATGAGCAGACCAAAATGCCTACAAGAGCATGGCAACAGTATTTTTTGAATTTATTAAACTTTACAAGCGCAACGAACGCAACAAAAGGAACAGGAACGCTACCAAGCAATCCTGTGGGATTTATAAACATAACTGTGAATGGTAAGCCATTTAAAGTGCCTTACTACAACGTATGATTGAATATAAAAATGATGATTGGCTTGAAAATTTAACAGAATTAAAGGAAATAATTAAAGATCACTATGAGGAACTATCGGTAACTAAGACTTTTCCGTTAGACCCTGATTGGGATGCTTATAAACAGATTTTAGATAGCGGTAAATTAAGATTTATAACTTGTAAAGAAGATGGCAAATTAATCGGTTACATCATATTTTTTGTGATGCCACACCTTCATTACAAGACTTGTTTGACAGCTTTTGAGGATATTTACTTTTTAAAGAAAGAATACCGAAAAGGGCGAGTAGGTTTAAAAATGTTCCAATTTGCAGAAAAACTGCTAAAGGAGCAGGGAGTAGATAGGGTGCTTTATAACACTAAGGTTCATTCAGACAATAGCAGTCTTTTTGAATATTTAGGGTATAAGCTTATTGATAAAGTCTTTACTAAGATGTTGTAAAAATGCGACAATTAGGGCATTAAATTGGAGAAATCATGGGTGCAAGTGCAGCAATCGTAGCAGCCCCGATAGTGGGAAATGTAGTAGGTGGCCTTATTGGGGGTCAAGGCGCATCGCAAGCTGGTCAAACAGCAGCGAGTGGCGCACAACAGGCTCAAAACACTTTACAACAAAATCTTCAAAATTTAAGTCCTAATTACCAACCCTATATTGATTTAGGCAAACAAGGCACGACTGCATTATCTAGTATGTTGCCATATTTGACTAATCAGTTTAGCAATGCCGATTTAAATGCACAATTAGCCCCTAATTACGCTTTTCAGCTAGGTCAAGGCCAGCAAGCTACTTCTCAAATGCAAAATGCTTCTGGTGGCGCAATGAGTGGCAATGCTGCCAAAGCTTTGCAAGATTACACCCAGCAAACAGCAGGAAATGCTTATCAGCAAGCTTTTAATAATTATCAGACTCAACGTGGCAATATTTTCAATACATTGTCTGGCATAGCTAATATTGGTCAAACAGGCGTTGCAAATCTTGGAAATCTTGCTACAGGCACAGCACAAGGTATTGGTCAGTTGCAAACAGGCGCAGCAAACGCAATCGCAGCAGGTCAAGTTGGCGCAGCAAACGCTTATGGCGGTGCAGCACAAAACTTAGGCAATACAGCATTTTTAGGTTCATTGTTAAATCAAAATCCTGCAATGAATTTATTAAATAGTTCTCCTACATCTTTAAGTTATATGAATAACATTGGGGCAGGTAGTGGATCAATGGGTTTGTTTGGTAATGCCTCAAATGGCTTAGGAGCTGGTGGATCGGCTGATTATCTATCTATGATTGGATTGGCATAATATGGCAACTTATGACGTTTCTACTGTAGCTTCACAGATTCAACCACCACAACCTACAAGTTTGGGCGATATGCTCAACATTGCTCGTGGCGCACAAGCATATCAACAAGCACAACAAGTTAATCCTATTGCGGTTCAACAAGCGCAAACACAATTAGAAGCTTCTAGAACAGCCCTTGCTGAAAAAAAAGAAAATCTAGCTGATCAAGCTTTAACAGCATTAAGCCTTGACAGGGATATTCTTGAAGGCAAAGACCCAGAAAAAATTACTAAAAAAATTGTTCAACAACGTGATCTTGCCATTAGAAAAGGTGCTAGTTTTTCAGAAGCAGAAAGAACGGCAGCGCATTTAATTAATATTGCACATGAAAATCCAGCAGCAGTTATTGATCAATTAGGAAACATTAGGCGATCTATGATGACTGCTCCTGAAGTTCAAGCAGGTTTATCAGGTCAGCAAATAGTTGGTGGAACAGATATTTCTGGCAATCCAACCCAATATGTTCGTGATCCTAATACTGGTGCTATTGTTCAAGCTCCATTGCCTGCTGCAGGCGGTCAACAAATGCGTATTGCGCCAGGCGAAACTACTGAAACATTGCAAGGATTTCAAACAGAACGAGGATTGGCAAAACAAGCTGCAACTGCTGCACAACCTGCTCTTACAAACATTCAAACAGTTCGTAAATTTTTGCCTTTGGCACAAACTGGCAAATATTCAGAAGCTATTGCAGGTATGCAATCTGTTCTTGGTAATTTGGCAGGCGATACAGCAGAAGAAAAAGCAGCATCTGCAAGAGATATTATTCAAAAAAATATTGCTGATTTAGCATCGCAAAAGAACGCTGCATTAGGCGGTAAATTTGCAGCAGATTTAAACGCAGCCCAAGAATCCATTGCATCTGCTGGAAAAAACCCAACGGCTATCTTGAAGTCTATGCAACAACTTGAGCCATTAGTTCAACATTCATTAAATTATCAGCAAGGCTTAGAAAAAGTAATTAATAAATACGGTATTCAAAAGAAACGTCAATTTGATAATGAGATGATTGATGCTTTTGATCCACAAGCGATGATGGTATATAACGCTTATAAGTCTGGTGATACAGCAGAATTTAAAGAATTAACCAAAGGAATGTCAGAAACCAAAAAGCGTGAAATTGCATCTAAAATGCAAAGATACAATTCATTAGCTAATGGAGAACTGTAAATGGATGATTTTGCAGCAGCCCTTGGTTTAAAAACAGAAAACAAAAATTCATTTGATGTTGCTTTAGAAAAAGAAGGTGTTTTAGGAACACCCAAAGAACACTTTATTCGTTCTTTATATCAACAAGAATCTTCTGCAGGCAAAAATACGCAAACATCTAATGCTGGTGCTGTAGGCGGTATGCAAGTTATTCCTGCTACTTTTAAATCAGTTGCAGACAAAAATTGGAATATTGCAGACCCAGAACATAACGCTAGAGCTGGTATTCGTTACGCTTTACAACTTTTAGATATGTCTAAAGGAGATGAAAAAGCAGCAGCAGCAGGTTATTATGGTGGGCCAAACGGTTTAATAAAAGCTCAACAAGGCATAGCTGTTCGTGATCCACGCAATCCTAATGCACCAACTACATTGCAATATGGCGAACAAGTAGCTGATAGGGCTAATGTAATGCGTGATAGTTCAGATTTTGAAAGTGCTTTATTTGGTAAACAAGCACCTGAAGAAGAAGCAAAGATTGCAAAAAAAGAAGAAAAAGATAAATTAAGTTCTTTTGCAGCAGGCTTTGGTGGTGCAATATCTAAAACAGCAGGAGCTATTGAACAGCTTGCTGGTAAGGGAATTGGTTTGGTTGCTCCTGAAGCAGGCAAAAAAATTGAGCAACACGCTTTAGAACAAATCAAAAAAACTCAAGAAATTACTGAGCCATTTATTCAAGCTAATCCTAAAACTGCTTTAGCTGGCGAAGCTGCAGGTTTAATTTTAAATCCTGTAAATAAAGTAATACCTGGTGGACAAACAACAGGAATGGCAGGAACATTGGCTCAAGGTGCAGCCCAAGGCGCAGCAGTAAACGTATTAACAACTCCTGTAACTGATGAAAACAAATCATTTTTAACAGAAAAACTAAAACAAGCATTTATTGGTGGCACAGCAGGCGCAGTTGGTGCTGGTGTAATTAAAGGTGCAGGTGCATTGGCAGAACCAGTAACTAATGCTTTAAGTGATGTTGGTCAAAAAGCTGTTAAAACTTTGCGTGATGCAGGTGTTCCTGTTGATGTAGCTCAAGCTACAGGGTCAGCTTTCTTGAATAGAACCAAAGCTGCTCTAATGGACAACCCATTTACAGCAGGCAAAGAAGAAGCATTTGCTGCAACTCAAAAAGCTGCTTACAACAAAGCTATTGCCAAAACTATGGGTGAAGATGCTACTGCAATCACCCCTGATGTAATTCAAAAAGCCAAAGATCGCTTTGGTGAAAATTACAATCAAATTGCATCACGCAACAAAGTTATTCTTGATGAAGATTTGCAAGCACATTTAAATTCCATTAAAGATCGAGCAGAACAAGTATTGACCAAGGAAAACTTCCCTACTATTGATAAAGCAATTAACAATATTGTTAATAAAGCAAATGCAAATAATGGCCAATTAGACGGTCAACAATATCAAGCAATTAAAGAAGTTTTAGATGATATTTCTGCTGGTGGCGGTAGAGAAGCAAGATACGCTAAAGACTTAAAAGAAGCATTGTTATCAGGATTAAGCAGAAGTGCAGAAGCATCAGGCAATAAAGCTGATGTTGCTTTGCTTAAAGAAACAAATCGTCAATATAGCAATATGAAAAAAATTGAAGATGTTGTTCTTAAAAATCCCCAAGGCGATGTAAGTCCATCTTTATTAAGCAATTCTTTAGCCACTAAAGGTAAGCGTTATTCTATATATCAAGATGATCCTGAGTTGGCTAATTTGGCTAGAGCAGGTAAATTAGTATTAGAGCAAAAATTGCCTAATAGCGGAACAATGGCAAGATTTTTAGCTCAAAATCAAATTACGGCATTAATTAAAGCTGGTTATGGAAAAACTGCACAAGCAGTTATGAATAATCCTGCTGCAGCTCAATATTTAGAACAAGGTGTTGCGCCAGGCGCATTGCGTAATATTTTAAATATTCCCAAAGCTGCAGGTGCTTATGTGCCAACTTATGCTGCAAAACCAGGGGTAGCTGGAGCTACAGCTTTGCGTGAAATGATCAATTTAAGAAATAGGGAACAACAATAATGGCATCAGTTCTACTCTCACCAGTTGGCAATGGCCAACAATTCTTTGATAACAATGGCGTTCCTTTGGCTGGTGGTTTGATTTATACCTATCAAGCTGGCACAAGCACCCAATTAGCTACCTATACAGACAATGGTGGAACTATTGCTAATGCTAACCCTATCGTATTAGATAGCTCTGGTCGTGTTCCATACGAGATTTGGATGTTTGTAGGATATAGCTATAAGTTTGTTATTCAGACTTCTTCTGGCGCATCTATTCAAACATTAGATAATCTATACCCTATTTTGCAAAATGCGCCTGCTGTAAGCGGAACAATCCCAAGCGGATTAATTTCTTTATGGTCAGGTTCTACAGGATCAGTTCCAAGCGGTTGGTATCTTTGTGATGGAACAAACGGCACACCTGACTTACGAAACTCATTTATTGTAGGTGCAGGCAATTCATACGCAGTAGGCGCAACAGGCGGTAGTGCAGATGCTATTGTTGTAAGCCATACCCATACAGCATCAGTTACAGACCCTGGTCACTTGCACGTTTATCAAATGCTTACAGGAAGTGGCAGTCAATACTTTGGTTCAGGTGGTCAGCAAAGTGGCGATAGAAATACAACTACTGCAACTACAGGCATTTCAGTAACAAATTCATCAACTGGTGTAAGCGGAACTAACGCTAATTTGCCACCTTATTATGCTCTTGCATACATTATGAAAAGCTAATTATGGTTGAAATTGATCCAGTTAAAGTCGGGGTAATGTGGCAAAAAGTAGAAGCTATGGAAAAAGAAGTAGCAGAAATGCGCTCTGACATCAAAGAATTACTTGCTATGGCTAATAAAGGTCGTGGTGGCTTTTGGGTAGGTATGATGGTTGTATCAGGCATTAGTTCTTTTGTAGGCTTTATTGCACACTATTTCAGCACAAAATGACCTATGATCGACCCATTCGCACAAGGGGTAAAAACTCTTAGCGAAAGCCTTGATGCCACTCGTAATGCTACTAAAGGCCTTACAAAAAGCATAGAGGGTATTCAGCAAGAAGGGTTAGATATAGCACAACGTAAAGCGCAAGAAAGGCGCAGAGCGTTAAGAGAAGCAGAATTAAAGAAGCAAACAGCGTTGATTAAAGCGTTGGAAGATTGGAAACAAAAAAAGCAAATTAGCGACAAAGAAGCACAGCTAAAAATAGATTTTGTAAAGAAGTATGGCGCAAAAGAATGGGAAGCAGTCTTGAAGATAAAGCTAGACATTGAGAATCTTGAGCGCAAAGAAAATGAGGCATTTCAGCACGATGCTAAAGAAATACAGCGTGTAAAATTGTATTGTTGGATAGCAGCATTAATAGTAACTTTATGGCTTAAATTTGTATTAGGAGTAATTTGATGGGCGATATATTTACACACATACTTACTGGTAAAGATAACCAGACCCATGACATTGCAAAATGGGCATGGATGCTAGGCTTTGTGCTAGTAGGCGCATCTGCGATCTTTTTAATCTATTCTGGCAAAGAAATCAGTTTAACTGAGCTTGCTGGTGCTTTAGGCATTGTGTCAGGTTCAGGCGCAGCATCAGTAGCTGGCAAACACATGGCAGGGGCAGAGCCTGATCCACAATGAACTTTTTATTTAATTTACTTGGCGGTCTAAGTGGACAAACTTACATATATATTGCTCTTGTATTTGGCGGTTTTTCTAGTGGTTTTTATATTGAGCATTTGCGCTTTTCTGACTATGTGGATCAAGTCAAAATTGTCGCAGAGAAACAGCTTGCAGAGAACAAAGCCAAGATCAAAGAACAGGAGATAATTAATGAAAATGTTGCAAAATCTTATCAAGATAACATCAGTAATATTCACGCTTTTTATGGCAGGATGCTCGATACCAGTAGCGGTGCAATGTCCCCCAACGGCACAGCCACCATCACAATTAATGGTCAAGCCTATAACTTATTATCTGTTGCCGAGCAATGCGCCCAAACAACCCAACAACTAGAGTCATTACAAGACTGGATTAACCAACAGGTAGGATTAGATGCAAAATAACTTTAAAAATTGCCTTGAGCTTGTATTAAAATCAGAGGGTGGATGGGTAAACAATCCAAAAGACCCTGGTGGCGAAACTAATCTTGGCGTTACAAAAAAAGTCTGGGAAGAATGGGTTGGGCATGAAGTCAAGACTATGCAAGGTTTGACACCCGAAGATGTAGCCCCTATGTATCAAGCTAAGTATTGGATGTCTTGCTATGCAAACCAACTTCCTGTAGGAATCGATTATATGGCGTTTGACATGGCTGTAAACGGTGGGCCAGGGCGTAGTGTCAAATTATTGCAAGAGTGCCTTGGTTGCGTTCCTGATGGCACTATAGGGCCAAGAACCATGCAATTAATTGATCAGAAAAAGCCAGAAGATATTGTAGAAGCATTTAGTCAGCGTAAAATTGACTTTTATAAGTCATTAGCGACTTTTGCTACCTTTGGCAAAGGCTGGCTAAAACGAGTAGAAGATGTTAAACAAAACGCATTAAAAATGATTGGAGAAACAAATGGCAACTAATTTTAAAATTTCAGAACATAAGCAAAAACCTACAAAAACAGGTCATTATGTTAAAGATTCTGAACATCGCACAGAAGATCGCATTGAGCGTTTAGAAGAAAAGCTTGAAAAGCACATGAGCTTGCCTATGGAAAAAGCTCATCACCCACACCAATCAAGTCAGAAAGAAGCCCCATTGCCTTCAATGAGAAAATATTAAAAGTTATTGCTTTTAATAATGTTTTCTTTGGCTGGAATTATTTGTAAATTCCAAGGAACATGAAGTCCTGATACAGTTTTTCCCTGTATTGGGACAATATGATCAACATGGTAATTTAAGCCACAAGCTCGTAAAGCAGCGCAATATTGATAAATTGAATCAATTTCTGCTTTTTGCGTTGCATCAAGCCAAGGTGGAACTCTTTGCAATTTAGCTGCATTTCGTTTTGCAACTCTTTTGGCACAATTTTCTGGATTGTTTCTGGCCCATTTAAGAGAAATTTCCTTGGATCTTTGTGGATTTTTATCACGCCAAGCTTTTGCTAAAGAATTGATATGCGCTCTATTTTCTTTAATACATTTCATGCAAAGTGCTTGGTCGGTTCGTCTTATTTCTACATGACCATTCTTACAAGGTTTTCCTGTGAAATAGTATTTCATGCCATTTTTTAAGGCATCTTTTCTTGAAATTACTTCCATAAAGAATATTATAATTCAAAATATCTGAGTTAAATCAGCAATTTTAAACATAGTGATGGGGCAGTCGTAAAACAACTCCCCTTTACTTACATATTTGTTATGGACTTCAATCAATGGGCAATTTGCTATCAAGTCTGCTTTCACCCAATAAGCACGAGATAAGTCCTGAGTTACGGCAAAAAATAGAGTCGGCAGACCTTCCCGAAATAGCTTGTCTTTGCGTTGCCCTACGTGGATGGTTTGATGTCGATCAAAACCTTCTTGACGAACTTCTACCTCAAGCAGCCCAACTGGAGAACCTGATCGAAAGCAGATTAGATCAACTCCATACTTATTAGGGTTATCTTTTACTTCTAAACCCCATTTCATTTTGACCCACTCGCTTACAACTTTGCGAGCTGGGCCATCATATACATCGTGTAAATATTGGCTAAATGGCTTCACGCTCTAAGAATAATAACTAATAGCACAAAGCATATTGCAACGATATAAGCTACATTGCACCAATATTCAAAGCGTAACTTAGCAGGATCGCCAATAAGCCATTTCTGTATTTCAAGCATATCAGGGTCTTGTTCTACATATTTAGGCTTTAATGGATTCTCATCATAACGAGAGCCAATCAATACTTTGCCATTGTTTAGAAAATCATTCACTTTTCTTGTGCCTTTCTTAATCCATACTTTTGCGGGTTTTCAAAACAATCAACAATATCTTTCATTTCCCAGTCTGATGCGTTACCAATCCATTGTTTTCCGTCATGCCTAAATTTTATTGTTCAGAGCAATACGTTGTTAAAGTAAATTGGTAAATCAATACTTGGTGGCTCTTCAATTTGAGGATTAAAAACCGTTAATGCTTTTTTAGCTAATTCATTAGGTGTCATTTCTCTTGTTCCTTTTCTAAAGTTACTTTGAATGTAACAAACCAAAATCCTATATAAAAACACTTATCAACATATGCAATTCCTAATAGCTTACTCATTTCTCTTGTGCCTTTCTTAGTATTGCTCTAGCAAAATCAAATGCTTGTTGTCTAATCATTGCTGTCATTGCTCTTGCTATACTATCCCCATGGTCTGCGGTAGCTTCAATGGTTTGAAAGAATTGCAACAACATAGTTTCTTTGCCAATTTGCTCTATTTCCTCATCTGTTAGTGTCTTTGCTGGATAACTAACATACTCACCAGCCATGTGACTAGCAGTTCTGTCAAAAGATTCGTCTGCTGGATGGGTGTAGAGTGGAATATCATCCCAGCTTTCTTTTTCATTGGTAACTATTGTGTCAGTAAAACCAAACTGCAATTCATTTTTACCTATCCACGCTACTGGTTCATTGTTCACTTTTTTTGCCTTTTTTCTCAACGTGCATTGCAAGCAAAGACTCTACCCTAAGCTGTAACCTATCGTGCAAGCTTTCACAAACATCACGACAAAGCCATAAAGTGCCACTTTCAGCATCACTAGAAATCTTCTCAGCTACTAGCTCAAGCACATTGCCAAGGCAGCTTAACTGGCTTGAAATTTTTTCTAATTCCCCTGCTTCATCCCATAAACTCATTTTTGATCCCTTGCTGATGTTGACCAGAGCTGCTCAATAATTTCTGATGCGCCCATCTTAATTAATTCATTTTTATAAAAGAATCTAGCTACATACTTAGCTTTGACAAATCCTGTTTCCTGTCTGATGCTTGGCCCTACATAAACACCAGGATTGGTGTAATGAGGCACATACAAGATATTTCCTACTTTGTAGCATTTGTAAGCCTTTGTTTCAGGAACTGCGTATTCAGTATCCATAACCATAATTTAATCCTTCTTTTGCGTTGTATTCGTATCCAAAAGCGTAAAACAATGGTGAATTAGCCATCATTACGATTTTGCGTTTTGCTTCTAAAGAACTGCCCCTGCGCTTTAATAACAAAGCCAAACAAGCTCTGTTTTTAAATAATTGCTTGCCAGAATAAGACCTCATAAATTCTATTTTGAAAGCAGATTTGTCTAGCATTAGAACCCCCATGCAAACATTGAGCCAAATAATACGCCCAGCAGTATTACGCCAATCCAATCAAGTAATGTAATTTTCATAAATCCCCCTAAATAAAAGTGACAGGTCAAGGTCATGTTAAATTCTGCGCACACGGCTCATTTGAACTGTATCAATGACCTGTCGTAAAGTTAATAATTATTTAAAATAATACGAACTTCTGTTTCATTTTTTGCTTCATAGTCACGGCAAACTGGAAACTCATCGCCATTTGACAATACAGCGATCCAAGCACCACCAACAGTAGCTTTGATGCGTGGGTTGTAACGTGCTTCTTGTTTGTAAATTTCTGTAACTTGCATTTTTAATCCCCCGACTAAGTTAACTCGTTATTGAGTGATACCAGTTTATGAGCGTTTTTGCAAAAAATAATTGACCTAGATCAAGAAAACTAAAAATATTTTAAGTGTTGTATTTTTACAACAGGGTGGGGCTGACTCCTCACGGAAGGATGTAATGGTCGGGGGAAACCAAGCCAGCCCCATAAAATTCTATAGACCCGATTTTAACTGATAAAAACGCAAAAGGTGGAAAAAGCACTTCAAACCCTTTTGTAAGTCTGCTTCTTCTATTTCGCACAGCTTTACTTCGTTAGTTAGGCCATTGACAAACATAATCCCACATCTAGCACCCTCTAAGCCTAGCAACTCACGGTAAGCTGCCATCTGCATGATATGATCATCGTATGGAACGACCTTTTCCAAGGGGGTTTCTTTTGTCTTAAAATCTACAACCACGCCTGGTATGCCCTTAACTTTATCTGCTTTGGCGTGTAAATCCACTTTGCCACCAAACTTTAGTTCTGTATGGCTAGCACTTTGCTCTGGAATCCATAATCTAGCCCCATACGCAGCTTGTAGGGCGTTTTCTATGTTACGGCAATAGGTAGGGATTGATTCAAGCAAAATACCGTCAAAGAAGCTCTCTATGATGGCGTGAATGGCACTACCACGTTCTGCTGCTTGCTTGCCTTGGGCTTTACTGTCGCTTAATACTCGACTAAGCCACTCGGATTCTTCTTCGCCTTCTAAGCGAGGTAATGTAAGCGCAGCGAGGATGGCCTGTTCTTGTTTCCATCGGTCAAGACCTGGCTTTGCTGCGACTCCCAAGATTGTTGTAACTGATGGCAATAAACCGAGTTTTTTAGCATCTCGTAAGGTTGTGTTCCTTTGTTTGCCATTCGCACCGATGATTTCGTAGGCTGGATTGCCCATTTCGTCATACCAATGCCCACTTTCACTTGTCTGATCCTTTATTAGCACTTTTTCTTCCCCTTTTTGGTTTTACTTCATCCGTGGTTATATCGTAAACAATCTCTACTGCTGGTGGCACAATTTCTACTTCATATTGCGCTGGGATTTCTTGACCACACCAATCCGATGGCATTTTATTAACAACCACAGGATTGAGCTTACAAGCTCCCATCATATCATTTTGGTTAAATACAAAAAACTTACAAGATTTGCAAGTCATTAGATGCCTTTAGAGTAATTGGTAATTCTCATGCTGTCCTCTTGGAACACGCATAAGTCTGATGCAACTAGCAGAACCGCTTTAATGACTGCTGCTAAATCTTCTGGTGTAAAGCTAATGAGTTGTTGTTCTTCGTCAACTCCAACCCCTTGCCATACTTTTTCCGTGTATTTAGTTTCAATAATGTCTTTAATTAAGTTCTGCATAATGTTCTCCTTTAGAACGGAACGTCATCTACAAATGGGTCTTTCTTGGGTAACTCGTCAGACCCTGCTTCTTTAAATCCTTGTGGGATTTTTTCTTTGCCGATTGAAATACTGAAAAACTTGCCCTTTTTGCCTTCTTTAACCCAACCCGAAAGCCAATGCTCTTTACCATTAACCATAATTGTCCCTGTGTAATCAGGATGGTTATCAGTCGTTTTACGGTCATTTTTAAATAAACTCCCTGAGCCTTCTTTTGGTGTATATGCCATTTTCTTTCCTTTATAAAATATCTTTGGCTATTGACTTCATTGCACTACTAGACTTGCTTTGCACGGCAGCATTTGCATCGTCATCGGCTTGAACTACACCGACAACTGCTGCAAGCGCATATCTACGCATATACGTCAGCGCAGAACCAGAGCCTTGTGCATCAGGCTTTGATACAGGTAAAGACATTTCTTGACCAATCCACTCACCAGAACTGTGAGCTAAAATTGTTGTCATTGACATTGTGCCGTCAATATATTCGCCAGGAAACTGCATAACTGAGAGGCCGTTTGCAGCCAAAAGATCACGGCAAGCATCCCACACAGACTCCAAGTCAGCATACTTAGACTTGAAGAACGGATTTGCTGAATCTTTTTTTGCATGGCTCAATTTCCCCTGAACGATTGACAAAGCTGTTGCTAATTTAGCGATTGATTCTGATTGATTCACTTATTCCCCCAATTCAATAATTTCATTGTATTTTTTTTCAAGCTCGTATAAAGCATCTCGCAAAATATCAGCTTTTAAAATCCAACTCTGTGATTCAAAATCTTCTGTATATTTAATTTTGGTTTCATCACGGTCTAGCCAGCGCACACTAAAAGCATTGATCATTTTGCACTCCTAAATACAACTGCAAAGTCATCAAACAATGGTGCTAATACAGAGCGTTTGTTGCGTGGCTTACCACAGGCATGACGAATGATGTCAATTTGATCTTGTGTAGGCCATCCACACTCCATTGCATCTAATGCTTCTTCAAGTTGTTCTTCATGCTCTAACATCAGTTGGTGTAATTCACCCATTTCGTTCCCCCGAAAAATATAGCGAAATTGCTACACTATTGATTGTAAGCATATTTACATAGGTGTCAACAACTATTTGCAAATTAACAACATAAGGTGTAAGATTGCTTACATGAAGCTAAAACTATCAGATTCAGCAATAATTGATTTGCTGGGGGGATCAACAAAAGTCGCTAAACTTGCAGGGGTTACGCCTAATGCTGTATCAATGTGGCGTAAAAACAACATTCCTTATGAAAAGTTTGTAATATTGGCTGCCACGCTTGAGCGTGAGTCAAAAGGATTAATAACACGCAAGGACATATTCCCACAGTCCTGGCACTTAATATGGCCTGAAATACAATGAGAATAGTCTGTTGGTTTAGTTGCGGAGCTGCTAGTGCAGTTGCCACAAAAATAGCGATTGCTGAAAATGCTGGCAAATATCCTTTGGTTATAGCCTATACAGAAGTAAAAGAAGAACATTCTGATAACAAGCGATTTCTGGCTGATTGCGAAGAATGGTTTGGGCAAAAGATAGAAATACTTGGCAATGACAAGTATGAACGGTCAATTTACAAAGTATTTGAAAAAAACTTTATTCGCACCCCAAAAGGCGCACCATGCACAAGAGAGCTAAAAAAGCGCATTAGACAGCGTTTTGAGCAGGTTACAGACCGTCAAGTGTTTGGATATACAGCAGAGGAACAAGCTCGCTTAGATCGCTTTATAGATGCCAACAATGATGTGGATATATGGACACCATTGATTGACAAAGGGTTGGGTAAAGAAGATTGTTTAGCTATGCTTAAAAACGCCAATATTGAGTTACCAGCTATGTATAAACTTGGTTATCACAATAATAATTGCATAGGTTGCGTAAAAGGTGGCATGGGTTATTGGAATAAAATCAAAGTTGACTTTCCAGAGCATTTTGATCGCATGGCAAAATTAGAGCGTTTTAAGAAGCAAACCGTGTTTAAGGATAGGTATCTTGACGAATTGAAACCTACAGATGGAAATTACCCTCAAGAACCTAACATTGAATGTAGTATCTTTTGTTATATTGCAGAACAAGATTTAAAGTATTAAAATCTATGGACAGGCTAGGGTCATTCCCGAAAAGTCGATTCGTTACCGACCTGCCAAGTCCACCTTTGTAACGGCTTTAAACGAAAGCGCATTATGAATTTTTACCCATTCCATATTGGGGACTATGCTTCCCATACGAGGCATTTAAGCATTATTGAAGATATAGCTTATCGCAGGCTTATTGATGCTTATTATCTTGCTGAAAAGCCTTTAAATGGCGAACCTGACTTAATTGCTAGAAGCATTGGTATGCGTGAATATGAAGAAGAAGTTGAATATGTTTTGACTTTGTTTTTTGATTGCACACCAGATGGGTATATAAATAAGCGAGCAGACGAAGAAATAGCCAAATATCGTGCTAAAGCTGATTCTGCCAGAAATGCAAACAGAATCAAATCAGAAAAGATATTAGCTCTGAAATCAGAACCGAATCACAACGTAACCAAGAACCAAGAACCATTAACCAATAACCATAGTGTTGAAGTCGCTAAAGCTCCCAAGGCTAAAAGATTAAATGTTGAACAGTTGCCTGAAGAATGGCAAGTGTTCTGCAAGACAGAACGCCCTGATTTAAATCCACAAGCCATTTGGAATCAATTTAGAGATTATTGGATAGCTCAAGGTGGGCAAAAAGGTGCAAAATTAGATTGGTTTGCGACCTGGCGTAATTGGGTAAGAAACCAAAAAAGTGTAGTAAATTACACAACCGATAAACCAGTTCAAAAGTGGGATGCAAGCTTGGCTGGTGTAATGGCCAAAGGAAAAGAACTTGGAATCTTACCAATACAAGGCGAAACAGAAGGACAATACAGAGAGCGAGTCAAATCAGGATACGCATAGGCATAGATGCGCTATTCGCTATTTGTGTCATCTGCGCCACAAAAAAGGATTAAGTTGGTTTAGAAACTACATTAGCGATAAAAACTTTAGTAAAGTGGTATTAGACGATTTTTTTGAGCAATACAAACATGGAAACAAGGGGGAATGGGGAACATGGATAGAATCATCATCGCAGCAACAGGGATTGGGTATTTAATTGTAGGAATAGAGCAGTTAAGAAAACAATCTATACCTAATGCTTTTATTTGGTTTGGGTATAGCTTTGCTCAAATTGGCTTATGGATGGCTTTGAAATAATGGGGGAATTAAATGAGTTGGCTCTTTTCGCAGGTGCTGGTGGGGGAATACTTGGGGGACATTTGCTTGGATGGCGAACAGTCTGTGCAGTCGAATGGGAAGCATACCCAGCAAGCGTATTGTGCGCCAGACAAAATGACGGACTTCTCCCGCCTTTCCCGATTTGGGATGACGTTCAAACCTTTGACGGAAAACCTTGGAGAGGAATTGTTGATGTCATATCTGGGGGATTTCCATGTCAAGACATCAGCGCAGCAGGAAAAGGAGATGGGCTTGACGGAGAACGGTCAGGAATGTGGAAAGAGATGGCAAGGATTATTGGCGAGGTTCGACCCAAATACACATTCATTGAGAACAGTCCAATGCTCACTTTTAGAGGACTTGAACGAGTCCTTGCAGATTTGGCCTCGATGGGGTTCGATGCGGAATGGGGAGTGCTTTCAGCAGCCGATGTTGGAGCAAATCACAGAAGGGAAAGAATATGGATTGTCGGAAAAAATACCGAACAACGTAGATTTTTTTCACACGCCATGCACAACAGGGATAGATGGTGGCAGCAACAGTCGCAAAGCATTGAAGAAAAGAATATTTCCAACGCCCAATGCGGAAGATTGGAAAAACAGGGGGAACATGAGCAATCCATCAATACAACGAAGGTTGGAGATTGGCAAACAAATTACCCTCAGTATGGTAGTTCACCCGACTTCTGGAAATTTGAACCCAACGTGGGTAGAGTGGTTGATGGGCTGGCCGATAGGGTGGACAGACTTAAAGCCCTTGGAAACGGACAAGTGCCACTTTGTGCAGCTACAGCCTGGAGATTGTTAAATGAAAGAATTTAATCCACATGATTCGATTGAGTTTATCTATCAAAAAGCTCCTGACTATGCGAAAGCTAAGGGTGAATTGGCGCAACTCGAAGCCTTTAAACACTCTTTGCGCTCAATCAAGATGGCGCAAGCGGATGGGGCATCCATTGCAGCTAAAGAAATGGAAGCATACCGTAGCCCTGAATACCAAGAGCTATGTAAGGCTATAGGCACAGCCACAGAGCAAGCAGAAAAGTTAAAATGGCAACTTGAAGCAGCAAAAATGCGTTTTGAAGCTTGGCGCACAGAACAAGCTAACAACAGACAAATAGAGAAAATGACAACATGACAGATTACGCTGATAACTTATTAAAAATTAATAGACTTACAAAACATTTTCTTAATGCCGTATTGAAACAGCGTAAGACAGAAGCGTATTTAATCGCTTGTGAAATCACAGAAACAGCTCAAGAGCTTGAAGATTGGGCGAGTAAGCATAGTGTCCACTAAAAGTGAAAAGAACGCTCTCCGTAAGATTGCAGAACTCGGATGTATTTTATGTTCCGAAGTCCTTGGGTTTGAAGGCACTCCGTCAGAACTCCATCACATACGCAGGTATGGAAACAAGCGGTCTGCATCCCCTGTCATCCCATTATGCCCAGAACACCATCGGGGAAATAGTGGCGTTCACGGATTGGGTCACAAAGGTTTTAGCAATAAATGGGGCGTTACCGAGGCGTGGTTATTGGAACGAGTCAATCAGAAACTTGGAAAAGGAAATGGCGAATGACAACATTCACTACGGAAGACCGATTGGCAGCTAAAGCTCAAGAGGATCAAAACCTAATTCAAACGAGATACGGTGCGCTCTATTACGAAACTCCTTATCGTGGTGAGTCCACTTGTTTGTCTTGTGACGGCTCATGTGGATACATTCATGGCACAAAACACGCATCACAGTATCAAGATGACCACAACGAGCAGCTGAAATAGTAATGGTATGCTCGTATTCCTCGCCTGTATCGTATAGATAAGTTCCCATAGTTTGTGGGTCTTTATCTACTACAAACTTGATTTCGTCAGGCAAAGGCATATCCCAGCGATCAAAAGGCTTCATGCAATAGATTGCTGAATACA